GTGCGATGGGAGGGGGAAATACCGTCACTCTCAGATGCGGCGTGCCGGAATGCAAAGGCCGGGGACAAGCCCGCCAAGATCCATGATTCCGGCGGGCTCTACCTGTTCATTTCGCTTGCCGGCGGAAAGCTCTGGCGAGTGGACTACCGCCATCAAGGGAAGCGCCGTACCGCCAGCTTAGGCGCGTATCCTGGCGTCAGCCTCGCTGCCGCACGCAAGGCGCGGGACGATCTCAAGAGCCACCTGTCTGCACAGTTGGACCCTGCCCAGGTGAAAAGGCAGGAAAAGCGGACAAAGCAGGCATTGGCCGCGAACACCTTCGAGAAGATCGCCCGGGAATGGTTCGCGGCGAAGGTGCCGAGCTGGGTTCCCTCCTACTCCGATCGCCTTATGAGCCGATTGGAGGCGGACATATTTCCCCCGCTCGGCCGGCGCCCGATCGCGGAGATCGAGCCGCCGGACGTCTTGGAGGCAATACGGAAGGTTGAGGCACGTGGCGCGGTGGAACTCGCCAAGCGCGAGATGCAGGTGGTGGGTCAGATTTTTCGTTTCGCCATTGCCAGTGGTCGCGCGAAGCGGGATCCGACGCAGGACTTGCGTGGCGCCCTCAAGTCACCAGGCAGACCGCAACACCATCGCGCAATGCCGCGAGACGACCTGCCCGGCTTCCTTCGTGCACTGGACGCCTACGACGGCGAGCCCATGACGAAGCTCGCCCTCAAGCTCATGGTGCTGACCTTCGTGCGCACCGGTGAATTGCGCGCCGCGCGATGGGCCGAGTTCGAAGGGCTCGACGGACCAGAGCCGCTGTGGCGGATCCCTGCCGCTCGGATGAAGATGCGATTCGAGCACCTGGTGCCCATCGCGCCTCAGGTGGTGGCCGTCCTGCAGGACCTTCGCCCGCTCGCCGGACGCAACCCGCACCTCTTTCCCTCCCCCAGCAAGGAGGGCTTCATGTCGAACAACACCATGCTCTTCGCCATGTACCGCATGGGCTACCACGGGCGGGCGACAGTGCACGGGTTCCGGGGCATGGCGTCCACTTGGCTAAACGAGGCGGGATACAACCCGGATTGGATCGAGAGGCAGCTGGCACATGACGAACGGAACGAGGTGCGCGGCGCATACAACAGCGCCCAATACCTCGCCGGGCGCCGACAGATGATGCGCGATTGGGCTGACTTCCTTGACCGCGCGGTGGCAACAGCTTGATCCCGCGGGCCGGGACACGACGCCCCTGCCGCGAGACCTCGGCTGGCTGCCACCGGGACACAATGAGCGATTTCCGGGACACCAGCGGCGAAATGCGGGACATAGCCATTTCGGGCAGGTGCAGGCGCGCCCTCTCCACCACCGAGACTTGCGAACCTTTCACGCGTACGCGCGCGTGCGCGCCGTTAGTATAACCCTATAAAAGGAAATGGATTTCAGGACAGTTCTTAGGGGCGCCCAGCGCCCCCATAGAGCAGCTCTCCAATCCACGACGCTCCCGACCCACCATTGTCCCCAGCCCCGCGCGAGGATGTCCCGTCGTTGTCCCGGCATCGCGTGGGCCGAGCGCTCGCTTGAGGCTCGCTCGCGTCGGCTGAGGGGCGGAGGCGTCAGCGTCGGAAGTCCCCTGCTCTGCGTCGCGCCGAATCCCTGCGATGCGATCGGCCGCCCACGGCCACGCCAATCGATCTGAGGCGGTAGGCCCCCGGGGGTGGTTTGCGACTTGAGGGTGTGGATCCCGGACCGGCGGGGGTCCATCGCGCGACATGGAGCCCAAATAGGGTTTTTCGCCCCCCACCACAAAGATCGCGACGGATCGTCAAAGTTCAGCAGACGGGATTCCCCAACCCGAGGCGCTGCGATTCCCTCGCCGCATGCTCAACCGCCTTGACCGCGCCCTCAGCTCGATCGGACTGCAGCGAAAATCCCTCGCTGCGCCAGACGCCGGCACCGCTGCTCTGTTCGGCGTTTCGACGCCGACGGCCTCCGGCGTGAACGTCGGCCCCGGCACCGCGCTCCAGGTGCCCGCCGTGAAGTGCGCGGTGCAGGCCATCAGCGAGGCGGCGGCGACCCTCGATGTGAAGGTGATGCGCCGGGACGGCGGGGCTGAAACGGAGGTTCCCGACCATCCGGTGCTCGGCTTGCTGCGTGACCGGGCAAACGACTGGACGCCTGGTTTCGAATTCGTCCGCGACCTCGTGGCGTCGGCGCTGGTCCATGACGCGGGTGGCCTCGGCTGGATCAATCGCGTCGAAGGTCGGCCGGTGGAGATCATCGCCTACGACACCGCCCACCTGACTGCGCAGCGCCATGAAGACGGCACCGGCGCCTATCGTTACCTCCTCAACGGCCGCGAAGAGCCGGCGGCGAACATCATCCACCTGCGCAGCCCTTACGGCCGCTCGCCGGTGTCGCTGGCGCGGGAGAGCATCGGGCTCTCGATCACGTTGGAGCGGCACGCGAGCAAGCTCTTTGGCGCCGACAGCCGGCCCGGCGGCCTGGTGTCTTTCAAGGAGCGCATGACGCCTAAGGCGTTGATGGAGGCGGCCGAGGCATTCGCGGCCATGCTGACGAGCGCGAAGACCAAGGGCACCGCCTTCCTCGACAATGAGGCGGAGTACCACCAGCTCGTGCTTTCAAGCGTTGACGCGCAGTTCATCGAGTTGACCGGTTTCCAGATCCTGCAGATCGCCCGCGCCTTCCGGGTGCCGCCGCAGATGCTGTACGACCTGACCCGCGCCACGTGGTCGAACGGCGAGCAGATGGGGCGAGAATTTCTCGTCTACACGCTGGAGCCATGGCTTCGCGCGCTGGAAGGCGCCCTTCGCCTCGCGCTCTTCAGCGAAGAGGAATACCCGACCCACCGGGTTCATTTCGAGCGGGACGACCTTACCCGCGCCGATCTCGGCACCCGCGCCACCGCCTATTCCACGCTGATTTCCGCTCGCGTCGTGAATGCCAACGAGGTGCGCCAGTGGGAAGGCCTCGCGCCCTATGATGGCGGCGACGCCTTCGCCAATCCGAACACCGGCAGCAATCAGGCCGGCGCGGCGGCGCCGCAGCAGGATGGCGGCCGGCCCGCGGGAGGGACGGCGTGATGGACCGCCTGTTCTTCGAGACGAAGATTGCGGCCGACGACGCCGGCACCATTCGTGGCGTGGCGTGGAAATTCGGCACCCCCGATCGGGTCGGCGACGTGATCGAGCCCGGCGCATTCGCCAAGGCCGCGCTCCCCATCCCGATGCTCTTCGGCCACGACATGGGCGACCCCATCGGCACGTGGGACACCGCGACCGAGAAGGCGGACGGCTTCCACGTTGAAGGCAAGCTCCTTGTCAACGAGGTGGCCCGCGCCCGCGAGGTGTTCGCCCTGGTGAAGGCCGGCGCGGTGCGCGGCCTCTCCATCGGTTTCGTGACCAAGAAGGCCATGACCCGCCCCGGCGGCGGCCGGACGATCAAGGCGCTGGAGCTGTTCGAGGTCTCCCTCGTCACCGTGCCCATGCACCCCGGCGCGCGCGTCACAAGCGCCAAATCGGCCACGGCGGCGCTCGCCATCGCCGGGGCTCTCCATCGCGCCACCACGGCGATCAGCAAGAGGTGAACATGCTTCAGGACACTGCGGCGCCGCTGGGCGTCATCGAACACAAGGGCGAGGAGGACGATCCCGCCGCCGCCGTCACCGCCGCCCTCGAAACCTTCAAGGCCGAGGTGATCGGCCGCATCGAGAAACTGGAGGCCGGCGCCTCGCCCGATCCCCAGCCGGAGACCAAGGGCTTCGACAAGCTCAACGACCGGCTGGACAAGATCGAGGCGAAGATGAACCGCCCCGGTATCATCACTGAGCAGGGCAGCCGCACGCCGGAGCAGAAGGCTTTTGAGACCTTCCTTCGCTCTGGCAAAGAACTGGTGCCGGAGGTGGAGCGCAAGGCTCTGGTGGTGGCCAACGATGCCTCGGCCGGATACCTCGTGGCCCCGGAGCCGCTGACCGCCGAAATCCTCAAGAAGGTGGAGCAGCTCTCCCCCATGCGCCAGCTCGCGCGTGTGGCAGGCATCTCCTCCTCCGGCGTAACGATCCCGAAGGAAACCTCAGCGCCGACCGCCGATTGGGTGGAAGAGACCGAGGATCGCCCGGAGACCGGCGCCACCTATGGTCAGCAGACCATCAACGTCCACGAGGCGGCCGCCTGGATCGACGTGAGCCAGCGCCTCCTTGAAGATGCGGCCTTCGACATCGAGGCCGAGATCATCTCCCGCCTCGGTGCCGCATTCGCCAAGCTGGAAGCACCCGCCTTCGTGAATGGCAACGGCTTCAAGCGGCCGCTCGGCTTCATGGTGGACCCCACCGTGTTGGACGTCGCCGGTGGCCACGCATCGCAGCTGCAGGCGGACGGGATCGTGGACCTCTACCACTCCATCCCCAGCGCCTACGTGGGCCAAGCGGTGTGGGGCATGAACCGCAAGACCATGGCCGCGGTTCGGAAGCTGAAGGACACCACGGGCCAGTATTACTGGGCGGATAGCCTTTCCGCCGGCAATCCGCCCACCATTCTCGGCCGGCCGGTGGCCGAGTTCCCCGACCTCGGTGACGTCGCAGCCAACGCCCGCCCGATCGCCTTCGGTGACTTTGGCACGGCCTATCGGATCTTCGATCGCGTTGGCGTCACCATCATGCGTGACCCCTTCACGCAGGCACAGAAGGGCGTCGTTCGCTTCCATGCCCGTCGGCGCGTCGGTGGCGCCACCGTGATGGGCGAAGCCCTGCGCACCATGAAAATCGCCACCACCGTTTGAGGAGGCTCGAATGCGCGACCTGAAGAACAACATCGGCGTGGTGAAGGCCATCACGCCCGCGGTCCTCGCGGCGACGACCACGGGCGACGCCATCGACCTCCTCGGCTTCAACTCGGCGGTGCTGGTGGTGAATACGGGCGCCATCACCTCGGCCGGCGATTTCACTGCGAAGTTGCAGGAGAGCGACACCACCACGTCGGGGGACTTTACCGACGTGGCAGCGGATGACCTGCATGGGACGTTCCCCGCGAGCCTCGCGGCGGACTCGGTTGTCCGCGTCGGATACGCCGGAGCGAAACGCTACGTCCGCACCGTGGTGACGAAGAATTCGGGGACCTCCATCGCCGCCGGCGCGGTGCTGGTGAAGGGCAACCCGGCGGAGAAGCCTGTTCCCTGATCTGGCGCCTCATGGATGAGGGCGCGTAGCGGCCCGCCCAACAGCGGAAACCCCGCCTCCCTGGCGCCAGGCCTTGGAGGGTCAAGGCGGGGAAGGTCGCGAGCACCGGCAGTGCACTCCTTTCGGCTGCCAAGGGCTCAAGGGCGGGGCTTCGCGATGAAGCTCCGCCCACCCACCAAAGGAATTGATGATGGACCGGCATGCCTCAGAAGCCGACACGGCGATCAACCTTGGCCGCAGGGCGCGCAATGTCACGCCCTCCGGCTCCGACGTGAACCTGGATCCCATCCCGAAGACGGTCCTCTGCACCACCGACGGCACGCTGGCCTATGTGCCGGTGGACAATGCCGACGGCGAGGTGGTGAGCCTGGTGGTTATGGCGGGATATGTCGCGCTCCACCGCCCCCGCCGCATCAAGGCCAGCACCACCTGCACCGTCTGGACGGTCGAATAGCCATGCCCGTGCGCGCTCCTCGCATCTGCGGTTGCGGCTATCGCATCCCCTCCGGCGAGCGGTGCCCGTGCGAGCGTAAGCGAAAGGCCGAGGCGGATGCGCGGCGGCCGGCGGCGCGCCAGCGTGGCTACGATTCGAAATGGGACGCGGAGCGCGCAGCCTACCTGAAGACCCATCCGAAATGCGTCCGCTGTCCCAGCGCCGCGACGGTGGTCGACCACAAGATTCCGCACCGCGGGGACATGAAGCGGTTCTGGGACCGGAGCAACTGGCAGGCCCTCTGCCGCAACTGTCATGACCGGTGGAAGCAATCTCAGGAGCGAAGGGCGGTACCATGAGCGACACCCTCACCATCGTCTCTCTGGACGACCTGAAGGCGCACCTCAACGTCACATCCGACGATGACGACATCCTGTTGACGGCCCAGCTGGGTGCCGCGCGCGGCTATGTGGAAGGTTGGTGCGGCCCGCTCGACGACTTCACCGCCGGCGTCCCGCCGGCTCTGGTGCAGGCGATGAAGATGTATGTCGCGCACCTCTACGAGAACCGCGAATCCACATCCTTCGCCGCGACCGCCTCCGAGATGCCGATGGGATTTTTCGACCTCATCAGCCCGTGGCGGAAATGGAGCTTCGGCGCATGAGCGAGGACAACGGCCTTGCCCGCCTCAACCGTCGCCTCGCGGCCATCCCCAAGGCCGCGCGGGAGGCTGTGCAGCCAGCTCTCAAGAAGGCCGGGGACACGTTGGCGAAGGACGTGGCGCACCTGGCGCAGCGCTCCCGCGACACCGGCGACCTGATCGACAGCATCGCCGTCACCACCGCGGGCAATGCGACGCCGCCCTATTCGCAGCCGGGTGGTGGGCAGGTGGTGCCGGAAAATCAGGTGCTTGTGACCGTCGGCAACACGTCGGTCCGATACGCCCACCTGGTCGAGTACGGCACCGCGCCGCACGAGAACCGCGGCGAGTTCGCGGGAACCCGACACCCTGGCACCGAGGCGCAGCCGTTCTTCTGGCCCGCCTTCCGCCTCAACAGAAAGAAGCTGGCGCGCAGCATCAAGCGGGCCGTCGGCAAAGCAGTGAAGCAAGCGAGGTGAACCATGACGGCATCTGCAACCACGAACGCCAAGATCTACGTCGGCACCACGGCGGTGATCGACTTCACGACCGACGCGGGGGCGATCGACGACTTCGAGGCCGACACCTGGAAAGAGGTCAAGAATGTCGAGGACCTCGGCGAGTTCGGCGACGAGTCCAATGAGATCAGCTATGGCGTCATCGGCGAGAGCCGCATGTTCCGCCTGAAGGGTGCTCGCGACGCCGGCACCATCGCCCTCGTCTGCGTCCGTGACGCCTTCGATGACGGACAGCGCGCCCTGATTGCGGCGGAGAAGACCTCCCACGACTACAACTTCAAGGTGGAGGTGGGCGACGATCCCGCCGGCGGGACGCCGACGATCTATTATTTCCGGGCGCTCGTCATGAGCGCGAAGAATGCCTTCGGCGGCGTCGGCGACGTCGTGAAGACCACCTTCAACATCGGCGTGAACAGCGCCATCCTTGAGGTGGTCGCGACCGAGGCGACGCCGTGATGATGGACGGGCATGTCACCATCGCGCTGGCGGGCCAGCCCGCCACGCTGGCTCCCACCCTCGGCGCGGCAATCGAGCTATCGCGCCGGCATGAGAACTTCGGCGCGCTCCTCGCCAAGATCGAGGCTCTCGACTTCCTCGCCTCGGTTGACGTCGTACGCATTGGCCTCGGCCGGCCGGAGCGGGAGCACGAGGCCACTGCGCAGGAGGTCTTTGAATCCGGCCTCCTGGACCTCATGCCCAGCATCGCGCGGTTCGTCTTTCTCCTCGCCAACGGCGGCCGGCCGCCCAAGGAGGAGGACACGGCGGAAGCCGGCACCCCTTTCGGCGCGTGAGCCACGCGGAGTTTTTCGCGTCGCTCTTCCGGTCCGCAACCGGCTGGCTGGGCTGGCCTCCTGCGGTGGCCCTTGCCACCGCCATCCCTCACATCGAACTCGCCATGGAGGGCCGGGCCGAGATGCTCAAGGCGATCTTCGGCGGCGGAGACAAGCCGGGCGGCGGCGGCTCGGTCGGTCAAAAGGCGAAGCTGGCGTTCGGGTCGCTTGGGGCCCGGCGCGTGGAAAGGAAAAAGTCGTGAGCCCCGACCTCGCATTGCAGAAGGCGCTCCTCGCCCGTCTCGCCACCGCGGCCGACGTGACGGCGCTGGTGCCTGCGGCGAACATGGTGGACGGTTTCGGCATCCCGCAGCGCTTCCCCTCCATCGTGCTCGGCGAGGGGCAAGTGGTTCGCGAGCCGCTCACCCTGGAGGCGCGGCACCGGCGCATCTACGCCACGGCGCACATCTGGACCAAGAGCGCGCCGACCGCCCGCGCCATCGCCGGAGCGATGACGGCGGCGGTGGAGGGCCTGCCCTTCTCCAACCTTGAAGGTGGGCACCACGCCATTTCTACCGTGGTGAGCAGCACCCGGTTCCTTCGCGATCCCGACGGCGAGACCGCACACGGTGTGCTGACGGTGGACTGCCTGATGGAGGTCGCGCCGTGAGGGCCGGGACACTCGATCGCGCCATCTCTATCCAGCGTGCCACGGAAGCGCGGGATGACCTTGGCGTTGTGACCACGACGTGGGCGACGCTCGCCACCATGCGCGCCGCCCTTATCCAGGCGAGCACCAACGAATATCTCCAGGGCGCCGGGCTCCAGGGCGACGCCGCGGTGATCTTCCGCACGCGCTTCCTGGACGGCGTGACCGTGCGTGACCGCGTGCTCTACGACGGCATCGCGCACGACATTCAGGAGGTGAAGGAGATCGGGCGCCGGAAAGGGCTCGAGATCCGCACCGTGGCGAGGGCCGTCCAATGAGGGGACGCAGGCCCGCCACCGTCTCGCCGGGAACCCCTGCCCTGAACCGCGCGCCGCCCGCGCCCGCCTGGCTGTCCACGATCGCGAAGGGGGAGTGGCGGCGGGCGTGCCGGATCCTGATGGAAGAGCGGCGCACCCTCACGGCAGCCGACCTCCCGACGCTCGCGGCATATTGCGCGGCGGTCGCGCAGGTGCAGGAGGCGACACAGATACTCGCGCGCGAAGGTCTCACCTTCTCCGGGCCCCAAGGGCCCAAGCGTCACCCGGCGGTGGGCATCCGCCACGACGGCATGACGCAGGTGCGCCAGCTTGGCGGCGAACTTGGCCTCACCCCCATGAGCCGGAGCCGGCCGGGCCTCAGGAGCGACGATGATCCCGAAAACACATCCGGCCTGGATCTTTGACGGCTCCCCCATCCCCGACCCGCTCGGCTTCGGGAAGCGGGCGGCGGACTGGCTGCGTCGTCTCTGTCACCCCAAGAGCACGGCGCGCGGGAAGCGCTTCCAGCTCGATCCCTGGCAGGAGCGTATCGTCCGCCGGATCTACGGCCCGCGGCATCCGGATGGCTCCCGCGTCGTGAAGACAGTGGTGCTGCTGCTTCCGCGCGGGAACCGGAAAACCTCTCTCGCCGCCGCGCTGGCGCTGCTCCACACATTCGGCCCGGAGCGAGTGGACAGCGGCGAGGTGCTCAGCGCGGCGTCGGACCGGAAGCAGGCGCGTCTCGCCTTCGCCGAAGCGCTGGGCATCATTCGGCAGACGCCGCCTATCGATGACGTGACGGCGCCGCAGGACTACAAGAACCGCCTCGTTAACACGAAACGCGGCAGCTTCTACGAGGCAATCAGCTGCGACGCCGGCACGCAGCACGGCCGCACACCGGCCTTTGTGCTTGCCGACGAACTACACGCCTGGAAGAAGCGCGACCTGTGGGATGTGCTCCGCTCTGGCCTTGTGAAGACGCCCGGCTCCCTCCTGATCGTCGCCACCACGGCGGGCCGGGGACAGGAGAACATCGCGCACGACATCGTGGAGGATGCCCGAAAGGTGGCGCGGGGCGAGGTGGATGACCCTTCGATCCTGCCCATCCTGTTCGAGGCGGAAAAGGGCGAGGACTGGCGGGACGAATCGGTGTGGCACCGGGTCAATCCCGGCCTCGCCCACGGCTATCCGGATCTTGAAGGCCTCCGCCAGCTGGCGCGCGAGGGCGAACGCCGGCCTGGCGATCGAGAGGCCTTCCGCCAGCTCAACCTCAACGTCTGGCTAGATCACTCCTCCGACCCGTTCGTGGACATGGGCATCTATGACGAGGGCGCCGCGCCGGTGGACCTCGCCGCCTTGGAGGGCGAACCTTGCTGGCTCGGCGTCGACCTATCGTCGAACGGCGACCTCACGTGCATTGTTGCGGCTTGGCGTGATGGTGAAGACGGCTACATCGTTCACCCCTGGTACTTCTGCCCAGCCGACAACCTGCGCGCCCGGGCGGAGCGGGACGGAGTGCCCTACCCCGCTTGGGCGGATGGCGGCTTCATCAATCCCACCGCCGGCAACGTGGTGGACTTCCGCCATGTGGAAAATGTCATCCGCGACCTCTGCGCCCGTTTCCGTGTGCAGGAAATCGCCTTTGACCCGCACCTCGCGCGCAACACCCTGAACACCCTGCTGGAGGAGGGATTACCCGCGGTGGAGATGCGGCAAGGCTGGGTCACCATGGCGCCGGCGGTGAAGGAGCTCGAGCGCGCAATCGTCGGCCGGCGCTTCATCCACGGCGCCCACCCGGTGCTGCGCTGGAATTTCGAGAACATCGCGATCCACACCGACCCGGCCGGGAACCGCATGTTTCACAAGGGCAAGAGCCGGGACCGCATCGACGGTGCCGTTGCCTGCGCGATGGCCGTGGCGCGGGCGGCGGCCGGGTCCGCCGGCGCCAGCATGTTCGAAGATCCGGCGGCGGTGGCGAGCTTGATGGAGTTTCTCAATGGCTAGCGAAGACGAACGGCTTGTTGTTGCCCTTGAGGCCCGCATCCGGGATTTCGAGAAGAATTTCGAGAAGGCGCAGAAGACCGCCAACACCCGGTTCACGGCGATCGAGCGCCGCGCCGAGGCCTCGGCCGAGAACCTCAAGGCGGCATTCTCGGGCGCCGGCGCGTCCATTGCCTCGGTGTTCGGCACCCTCGGCGGCGCGGGCATTCTCGCCGGCGGCGGCATTGCCGGAGCCATCACCACGCTGAAGACGGCGGCTTCCTCGGTGGCGGACCTGGCGGCCGAGGCCAAAAAGGCTGGCGTGGCGTTCGAGCCGTTCCAAGAGCTGAAATACGCCGCCGAGCAAGGCCGCGTTGGCGTCGACGCCCTGACGGACGGCCTGAAGGAGATGCAGCTCAGGGCCGACGAATTCATCCGCACCGGCGCCGGATCGAGTGAGGAAGCGTTCAAGCGGCTCGGCTACAGCGCGGCCGACCTCAAAAAGAAGCTGGAGGATCCCGCGGCCCTCTTCGAAGAGATCATCGACAAGATGAAGCGCTTTTCGAAGGCCGGGCAGATCCGGATCGCTGATGAGGTTTTCGGCGGCACCGGCGGCGAACAGTTCGTCAAGTTCATGGATCAGGGCGTCGGCTCGATCAGCCGGGCACGTCAGGAGGCCCGCGACCTCGGCGTGATCCTTTCGCGCGATGTGGCGGCCGAAGCGCAGCGGGTGACGCAGGAATTCGACAAGCTGTCACTCCGGATCGAGGTGGCGCTGAAAAGCGGCGTCATCGAGGGCGCGGCTGCCCTGCGGGAATACAAGACGGAGATCATCGGCATCGCCGCCGCCTTCGGCGCGCTCGCGGCCGGCGCGACGCTCGGTCCGGTCGTCGCCTCTATCAGTGCAGCAGCGGCCGCGGCTGTCACCGCCGGCGTCCAGATGACCGCGCTGAATGCCACCATCCTCTCGGTAGCGGCCGCGCAGCGGGTGGCGACGCTCGCAAGCGCAGGCCTGGCGGCGGCGCTCCGGCTGGTGGGAGGGCCGTGGGGCATCGCGATCACCGCGCTGGTCGGCACGTTCGCCGCGCTGGCGATGCGGCAGGACAAGGCCAAGGTGGCGACCGAGGCTCACCGCGACGCAATGGGCCAGCTGGACAAGGCAATTTCCGAGGTCAAGGCGCGCGTCCCCGGCGCCGAGGCGGCACTGAAGGCCCTCGGCGATCAGCATGTAGAGAATGCGGAGAAGGCGCTCGCCGACGCCCGGGCGGAGCTCGAATATGCGAAGGCCGTTGCGGCAAACCAGAACGTGGGCGGATGGGCCGGGAAGTACGGCGCCAAGATGCCGACCACCGACACCGCGCAGATGACGGCCGCCCTGCAGCAGTACATCAAGGCCGTTGAGGAGGCGCAGGCGCGGCTCGATCAGCTGAAGGCGAAGATGGCGAGCGCGCCGACCTCGGCGCCGGCCGCGATGCCGGATCCGTCCATCGGGTTCGGCTACAAGGATATCGAGAAAGCCTCTGCCCAGCGCCTGCGCGACCTTCAGCAGGAACAGGCGCAGCTCGGCATGACCACCCAGGCGGCCGCCGAATACAAATTCATGATGGACGCCATCAACACGGCGGCCGAGCACCACATTCAGCTGACGCCGCAGCAACTCGAACAGCTTCGCCAGCTTGCGGCGCGGTATGCCGAGGTGAGCGTCAGCATTGAGAAAACCAAGGCGTCGCAGCAGCGGATGAAGGAGCTTCAGAGCGAGCTTGGCAGCCTCGCCCAGAACTCCATCATGGGGCTGGTGGACGGCACGAAAAATTGGAACGACGTGCTGAAGGACAGCCTGAAGCTGCTCGCTGAGCTGATCCTGAAGGCGGCGCTCCTCGGCGAGGGGCCGCTTGGGACGGGCGGCGGTGGGCTGATCGGGTCTCTCTTCAAGGGCGCCGGCTTCGCCGAGGGTGGGTACGTCAAGGCCGCGTCCGGCGGTTTCATCAGCGGGCGGGGAACGGCAACCTCAGACAGCATCCGGGCCAAGCTCAGCAACGGCGAGTTCGTCGTGAACGCAGCGTCTACCAGGAAGTACCGGAGCCTCTTGGAGGGCATCAACGCCGGCCGGATGCCAAGCCTGGCGGCCGCAGGGGCTGGGACGGGCGCCATGGTCTCGTCGCCAGTGACAGCAAGCTTCTCGCCCACCTTCAACATTGACGCCTCTGGAGGTGGCGGCGCGTCACCGGAACAGCTTCAGCAGCTGACGCTCTCCACGATCAAGGCTTGGTGGAAATTGGCTCGCATCGACGTGGTGAACGTCGTCCGCGAGGCGCGGGCAGCGCGCATCAAGGGGGTCTAGTGTCCTACCGCGCCGTTCGACTTGCGGGCAGTTCGCGCCCGACGAATGCGGTGGGCCGGGGCGACTTTCACCTCTCGGCGGGCACCGTATCGCGTTATGTGGCTGCGCTCGCTCCGATCCTAAAACGCGCAGATCCCACCCCCTTCGCCTTAGAAGGGGCGCTACGAGCTCACGTCCGCTCCCGCCTATGCCTTCGGGGCTGGGGATGGCCGGATGCAGACGCAGTTGCAGAAGCCGTGCTTCTGAGCGCTTTAAATCGGATTGGATCCCATCGGCCCTCATGGAAGGAAGGTCAGCCGGAACATACGCAGGATGGCTATTCGAGAGGACAGCGATGGTTCTGCGTAAACTGCGGATCACGCCTGCCAGAAGACAAGTTCAAATACTGTAGCAAGAATTGCGCCTGGCGCTGGCAGCACCGCATTTACGCGCATTACTTGGAATCTGAGCAGCGGGCGGCGCGAGAGTTTGAAGATGCAAAGCCTTGATGATCTCCGTGGCGATGTTTGTCCTGGCTGTGGAGCGCCCTTGCCTGACGAGCGGCATCCGCATCGACGATATTGCTCGTCGGCCTGCTACGCGCGGGAATTTCGCGAGATGGAGAAGCAGGCTCGTCGAGAGGCTCGCGGCGTTCGGCATTGCGCCACCTGCGGCGAGGAGATCGATCAGGGCCGCCCCGTGGGCACCCTTTATTGCTCACGAAGGTGTTCGAGAAAAGCGAGCCACCGGCGCCGAACCGAAGTGCATCGCAACACCACCAATGCGCGGGCACGTGCCAACTATCTTGCCAAAAGCTCGCAGCGTCTAAAGGAGCGGCAGGGTCGCCTCTGTGCCGCGTGCGGCGGACCTATCGGCGATGACCGGAACATGCGTGCCAAGTTCTGTTCTGAGGCATGCGGTCAGCAACATCGGGAAAATCTGCGCCGCGCTCGCATCGTTGAGAGACGGCACGGGAGGGTGTGCCTATGCGGAACGCCAATCGGTGGTGAGAAGAATGCGAGGGCGCTTTACTGCAGCCGCTCCTGCCACTGGAAGGCCTACTACGGGCGTCACCATGAACGGATGATTTCCGCGATGCGGGATCGTCGTCAGAGGGTGAAGTTGCGCTGCGATCCTGTCCCGACGTGAGGCAGATGCCGCCTAATCTGATCGAGGGGGTGGGGCCGCTCTTTGCTTGGAGGCGGCCGAGCGGCCCCGAAGTGCACTTACCGCAGACGCCGTGGGCAACGGCGTGTCCGTCCACGACCAAGTTTTAGGACACCGAATCGTCGCACAGCCGAATCCACCTGTCTAGCGACCGCCGTGCTGAAGGAGACGCCTCCCGCGCTGGCGCGCCGCGGCGACGTGGGCGTGGTGCTGGAGCACGGCGCCGAGGCCGGCGTGGTGGTGCTGGGCACCGAGCTCGCCGGCATGGCGCCGGCGGGAATGACCATCGTGCCTCGCGAGCGGCTGGTCAGGGCGTTTCGAGTGGGATGAGAGAGGAGCATCGGGGCCGCTTCAGCCGGCAAGCTTCAGAGCGGCCCCGATGAATGCAGCAAGGGCGCTCAATGCGCATCAGGAGATAGCAAGAGCACTCGCCACGAGCACACCGTTTGTCTCATAGCCGGCCTCGGTCGTCCAGAAGGATGGCCGGGGCCGGCCGCATTGGTGTGCTCGGATGCCCTTTATCGGAGTGGCGATTGCCGCCGCGGTTGGCCTCCCGGCCATCGCCGGAACCCTCATCAACATCGGCCTTGCGGTTGGTCTGTCGTTCGTCTCGCGGGCGCTCACGGGCGCCGCGTCGGCGACAAGCAACACGGGCATCCAGACGACAATCAAGCTCGGCGGCGACGTGCCGCGCGGGCTTCATTCCAGAGGAGAGTATTCAGATGACGAACGAGACAGGTATCGCATGATCAAATTCTGAATGCCGAGAGTTTTCCAGACACGCCCTAGAGAGAGTTCATACTCGTCGTTTGTTACGCCATCTCTCCCTGCGTAAACTCCTACTAAAATAGGATCTCTAGATGTATAATTTATCACGTGTCCATCGTCTGTCCTTATTACTTCATTTTGTCGTGGAATATACAAAACAGGTGACCCTGACATTCCGCGCCTTGTGCTTCCATCAACATAAAATAAATTATCAATATCGACACCATTTACTCTCACAGGACACAATGGCTCAGTAACAATGGAGGCTCTTTTCCAAATTGGGAGGATACCGGTAAGCTCTAGGCCGTGAGGGTACCCAAGTACAAATACATCAGAACCTATCGTTGGATTGAAATTTGTAAACAATGCTCGTGGTTCAGGCGGATCACCATCGATCACGTGCATTACATTTCCGGCGCTGATTGATGTTATATTTTCGCCATCCCCTAATTTTATGGACTGTATCCGCTCGACAGGGATGATCGCGAAATCATCGAATGGTCCGGTGTCCCTCGAATCGATCCACACTGGGGCGTCGGAACTATCTTGCAAATCAACCTCAGCGCTCCTCAAAGAAATTCTCTCGACAACACCCACGGCCTCCCCAAATCTTTCCGACACTGGAACGTGAAACTCAATGCGATTTGGTATAGCTCCGCTACGTTCAAGACATGCTTCGGTGACTGCATGTCTCCCGCTCAGCACGTGCCAGTTTGTTACCAGGTAATATTGTTTTGCAAAATTAACATAAAATCCGGATCCGCTGCCTAATTCTATATGGTTGCGGAAAACCCTAATTCTGGTTGTTGTCCAACTTAGCGGATGGATAGCGCTTTTGTTAAATGTTTGCAT